AATAGGTCGAAGACTTTATACGGGGACGAAGGTCACCGTTGTAATTCCTATATATAAGGGAAAAAAGTGAAGGTAAATAGAGAAAGTAGATAGTGAAGGTATTAGAGAAGTGATAATATGCGCGGACGGATCGAAAACGATTTCGTCCGTTTATTTTTTATTATGTGACAGACATATCAGTAATCAGAAGTAAAGGGATTATGTGGATCGATGAGAGCGAACCATCATACGAGCATGTAAGAGTCTGTACGGGCCTCTTTCGTATGGTTAGATTTGCGATGACCATCAGATAAGGTCTATATAGTTTTCATTCTGACCACACCCAACGTTACCGACGCCAAACGGTAACAATTACCCCTAGACGAATTCAGGAGTTCGTCTAGGGGTCTTAATATTCTTTTTATTAATCCGCGTACTGCACGTTTCCAGCAGTGTTTACGATCAAATCAACAAATGTTTGAATGGATTGAAGCAGTTCCGTTACTTCTTTTACCACCAAGGAATTTTCTACCGTTATTCCCTGCTCACCTTGTTTTTCGATCCAGCTGTTCAAAATGGTGTGTAACATGGTAAAATCTGCTACACTACCCATGAGCGTATATTCCATCGAAGTTTCGTATGGGATATAGTTCATCATTCGTAGTGGATTTGTCTGATGATAGGATTCATTCAATTCCCAGATTTTATCAATTACTTGGCCTTTTCGAATTTTAAAGTTCTGTGCTTCTGGAATCGGGATTACTTCTCGAAGACCAATTGCTACCAATAAATCACGGTAGTCGTTAATCATATGATACGGAAGCGTTTTCACTAATTTTAAGAAAGTTAAAAGAGACGTCCGTACATTTACAGTCATCTGCACCTCACAGTACATATTCATACGATCGTATGGGATAATCTCGGAACGGGATAATTTACTGTGTTCCTGAGCCCATTTGGTGAATCGTTGAATCTCTGTGGTAGTCTCCTCACTATCAGCACTTCCAAGTAATATCGTTGCTTGCGGGCAAACAATTTCTTGTAAAACCGCCTGACCATACTTAAGTCCATTATAGGAATAATTATGAATGAACCCGTCTGATACAATGTCCTGTGCTCGGATCTCATTTTTCCAAAAATTATAGAAGCCATTCATAAAGGTTTTGAAGATAAAATCCTCAAATTTTCCTTCTACTGGTTTAATGATAGCAATTTCTTTATGGAGGTCCTCCCATGTCGGGAATTTTAACATCACCTGATTCGTGCCTTCTTGTGTCTTCTCCACATCATGACCAATCCATTTCTGGAAAACTTTTACCATGGAAGTCTGCTGGAATAATCCTAATATTGCATTTCCTTTAAATCTTACGATTGCATGGCATTTTTCTAATTCCGGTACTCCAACCATATCGGCTACAATATTAGAAGCATCTGGGGATGTTTCAATCTGTTTTTGAAACCCGAGGATCTTTTTTAATACGGCAGCTTCCGCTTCCGTACACTCTTCTGGAATTGTCTCAGAAGTTACCATATCGGATCCACAGTATACGACGTTTCCACCGGTAAAGTTTTGAAGCATCAAAAATTCAATAGGCGAAATATCATGTAACGTGATGATGATATTGCAATAGTTTAGCATCCGATTTCTGTGGACGGTCCCGCTTGCATTTGCTACGGTCCAATCCTGATACATGGGCTGCATATAGTTATAAATTTCTCGAATACCTGAATAATGGATATTATCGATAATCATCTTTCATCCTCCTTAATTTTAGTAAGTTCTCTACAAGTCATAGTTCCTGCTACATATTGTAAGTTGGCACAACCGTTACAACGATTTGCGTCTTCCTCACTTTCCATAAATAAGTCGTAAATCGTTCCTTTTGTGTAATGGTTCGCACACCCAGGAATTATCGCATCAGAGCCTTTTGGTTTGTTTGATAACATAACGTATCTCCTCCTTATATAAATTTTGTTAAAGGAACGTCAAGGAATCGATGAATTACCAGAGACAATCTATTAACTTTATTGGAAAGGAGAAAATGCTATGAATAAAGTAAAGAAGTTTTTCCAGTCCATTGCAAATGCGTTTAAAGAAGTCGATTGGGAAAATGTACCAAAAGGAACTGTCGTTCGCTATATTATGGGAGCGATTGCAATCATCAATGCGATTTTAGGATCCATTGGCGTAGGAGGATTGAACATCTCCGAAAACACTGTGTATATGATTGTGACACTGATATTCAGTATTGCAGTCATCATCATGAATACCTATAAAGACAATCCGACCTCCAAAGAAGGTATTTTGGCAGCGTCAATCCGTAATACATTAAAAGAGATTGACAACCTCCAGGAGCAGAAGGTGATCGATGAATTATTAAAAATATTGGAAACGAAAGGCAGCGATCACATCGAAGATACTCCAGATCCTACTGAGGAGGACGAGGAAGAGTCTTTACCGGATGAAAAAGAAGATGATGCGGATGACTCTGATTCCAATGATCCGACCGATGAAGCTTAACTTAAGAAGAGTATGGGTAAAACCATACTCTTCTTTTATCCATATATTATTTCATAGGAAATGAGACAATTTAAGAAGTGAGGTGATAGTTATGAATCAATTTGATAATCATATCCGATCATTAACGAATATTATGGATTATATAAATAGCACACAGGAATTTCTTACGTATGAGAAAATTCATCCTAAGGTATTAAAAGAAATTCGAAAACGATATAAGAAAGAATATAAAAAATTATTAAACGAGGATTACGAAAACATGGATTACTTAACGGAGGATGCTAAAGATGAGCAGTGAAGAAACTCTATACACATACTGGTTCATTTACTTGATACCAGAATATCTACAACAAAGGTACATCACAGATTTTATTCAGGAGGGTCCTGTATTATATGCCTATAGTGATAAGAAAAAATTAATCCAACTTTGGAAAAAACAACGGGATTCGGATATCTTTATGATTGAAAAACGAAAGATTGAAAAGCACGAAGTAAATTACTATGCCGACAATTTTCCAAATGAGTATTTACAACCACTCGAAGGGAAGACAAGAACCATAGACGGTGAATTGCGAACCTATAAGCTTGCCGTTACTATCGCGGAACGATCTTCCATTATCGGAGATGCCGCGTTTCATATGAATACGCTTTTACGTAGAAATAGGGTCTGGCTTCCTTATATCGTATTCACTCCACTGGTTCAAGAAGCACTTCATGCGTTGTTTTACGATGTTTGCATTTTTCCGGAAACGGTACCAGAGGACTGCTATGAAATGGTGGATGATTATGATTTGCTATATTTCTTTATAAAGAAATATGGACCACTCTTAAAACAAAAGTGAGGGGATTATAATGCGAATATATTTGATATATGCAATTATGACCGAAGAAATTTTTCAAAAAGGAAATCGATATGGGCAATACGATGCTTTCTTATATGGAAATGGAAAGAATTTAGATGGGTCATATTGTGTGTTGTGGGGATTTACAGATCGAAAAAAATACAAGGAACGGTTTCTTCAGGAACGACCTGTAAAACACCGTTTCTTGATTCAAGAAAAAGAAGTTAGTGAAGCAGAGGAGTATTCGAATTTTATGATGGAATACTTTCGGTACGAGCTTCTTCCAACTTGTTTGGATCAACGTATAAATATTGGAGAACGATCCGGTTTTCAAACGGTTCGTCGAATGACGACTCGAGTAAGTCCAGAAGAAGAATCTTTTTACAGCAATAAAATCATGACCAAATATGAATACGATTATCTTGCAAATAATCTTGGAGAGATCTGTACGGATATTGAGAAAAATCTAGTAAATCATCCAATTCTTCCAGTGGATAGTAACGTCTTTTCATCTCCAGTAAAAACTGTCTTGGATTTTCTAAATTACAATCAACTTTGTCGAATTTATCATCCAAATGGTCCTAAATATTTGATTCATAGAAAAGAACAAGGAGAGAATATTGATTTTCGAGATTTTACTGGATCAAATGAAAAACCATCCGATGCGACCGATCTATTTTCAATGAAAAATTTATTTTATACCGTATTTGCGGAAGTTATATACAAAGAAGGAGTGTAACCAATGACCTATTATCTTTTCTATATCACAGATGAAGGATATGATAAACTTGGAGAATGGACGGTCCCAAGTTTGATCGTACCACAAGTCCCAGAACCAATTCCAAAACCCTATCAATTATATGCTGTCACATCCAATAAAAAATATGCGTCTATTTTTCGAGCCACAAGGGATCCCGCACAATTCATGGAACGTAGCATAGAAATTTCCAGCCAAGACAAAAAGAACTTCGAAACTGTTTACATGGAGTATATGATTCATAAGCATCCATTAACTTGTGAATTTGTAAGAGCAGGGATTCAAACAAGTTCTCAAATTATCGTACCGCTTCCGAATTTTGAATATGATAATATTGAAGAAAACTGGTATATGATCTTGTCGGACATCATAGATGAGCATACGTTTGATGAAAATAAAAAGATGCTCGATCTCATTCATAAAAGTGGCGGACGTATATTTCGAGGATTTGTACAAACCGCATTAGATGTTTTAGAGTATAATACTATATTATTTAGTTATGGAAACCCATCTGAAATTCCTTGGGAACTCGGAGATCATTTTAATGGATTAAATGGGTATCGGAGATTATATGAACGAACTTATCGAAAAAGGGGGATTTTAAAATTATGCACGTATGGAGATTTTATTTAAATCGAGGAAAAGTGAAAGAGAGTCGAAACATTGCATTTCGAAAGCTATCGGATAAGTATCCACTATATGCAATCACCAATGACAAAGCAAAAGCAAAAAAATTCATGGCTCAGAGAAACATGAAGCTTTTCATTGTCAAGGATAGCCATATCGAAAAGGAAGAGTGGATTGAATTTTGTGGAAGACATCGTGGTGCTGTATTACAGTTTGCATCATTTTCAACAAGAGATCCGCATCCAGATAAAGGAGCTTGTGATTTAGAGGCATTTGTAAAAGAAGTAAACGTATTAGTTACCTTTAATGAAAAAAATGATGTGGAGGATTATGTGAGTGGAGAATTTGGTGGAATCTTAGCCCCACCATCCATTCAAAATGCAGAACGACTTTTAAATCCAGCATGGTGTCGCCCATTTGTTCAAGTTGCATTGGAAGCGATTCAATATCCAACTGCGTATAAATTTGCCGTGTATTCCAATGACCCACATGGAGATTATTCTAGTTTTTCTGGAATGTATTGTGGAACGAGGCGATTTGTGATTGATGAATTGACCGTTTTTATTTGGAATTACGGTTACTTGTTTAAGTAAATGGATTTCCCACAGCGTGACATTCTACATAAGCGAAAGGTAGGTGAAACTGCTGTGGGAAAATCAAAGTTTGTACGACGAATCCGAATGGCAACGCCAGAACGATTCGAGTATGTCACACAGTACGAAACCGCGAAACAACGTAGAAAATTGATTGAGCAGGTTAAAAAAGCCATTCGATCTTCTATGGAATATCGTGATTATGTGCAATATTTAAAAGAAAACGTAGACATGGATGCTTGTGCTTTTTTTAAAAACGTTACCTCCAATACGAAGGAGAATAACGAAAATAAGAAAGTGAAAATCGAGATCCACCATGAACCATTTACGTTGGAAGACTATGTCTCGGTCGTCTTAGATAAATACATCGAAGAGGGTCAAGAGATAGATGCCTTGGATATTGCAGAAGAAGTGATGGAGCTTCATTATAACAATGAAGTAGGACTGATCCCCCTTTCGAAAACAATTCATCAGATCGTTCATAATACGGGAAAGGTTCCAATACCACTTTATATGTGCTATGGGAATTACACTCAGTTTTTACAAGACTATCATGTCGATGACGACCTGATCGATAAATTAAAACGAAAAATGGATCAAACAAAACAACTAACAGCAGAAAGCTTCAATGCCCTGATGAAAGATTATCTATATCTGGATGTCGATGGTCAGACCGATGTTCAGTATATGGATGAAGGTGAAGCTTTAAGCGCATAATTTTTTTATTGAAAGGAGAACCAATTATGGGTATCTTAACAAAAGCTGCAATTATGCAGGCAATTACAAACGAAGACATTACCATTGAACCACTGTATATGAAAAATATCGGACCGAATTCCATCGATGTAACTCTTGCGGATAAGATCGCATACTATCCATTTGTAAACATCAATGAGAAGGGTGAGCAGGAAAGAGGAGATACCATCACAATTGGACAGGTTGCAGAGGAGATTCGTCCAGAAGACTATGGTCATCTTGCAACGGTTAGTCCTATGTCTGAAGATTGCCAGTACCGCAGAGAACTTCCTCTTATGGATCTTGCTCATTATCAGACTACTTACCAGGAGGATATTCCGGAAAGTGGTTTTGTACTGATGCCTGGAAATGTGTATCTGGTAAAAGTAAATGAAAAAATCGGTTCTAAGAAATACATCGCAGAGGTTGGTGGTTTAAGCAGTCTGTCTCGTGCAGGTATTTCTATCCACAAGACAGCAGCAAGAGCAAACCTTGGTGATACTTGTCAGTTTGTTTTGGAAATCGAGGCATGCTACCCGACAGTCATTTATCCAAATATGAGAATCGCAACCATCTTTTTCCAGACCGTCGAAGGTCCAATCGATGAGAAGAGTGTATATGATGGTAGATATCAGCAGGATAAGCAGGAAAATAAAGAAGTGATCACCGGATACATTCCGGATAAAAATTTGGTAGAAAAAGTAGCAGCTATTCGTAAGAAACTGCAGGAAATGGAAGAGCAGCGTCAGGAAGAATTCAGAAAACAGCAGGAAGCTGAGGCTGCTGCAAAAGCGGCAGAACAGCCAGTCGGTGAACCAACTGATTCTGTACAGCAGGCACCCGTTGATGAAATTGCAACAACTGCTGAGGTAAAGGAAGCACCGGAGATTCCTCATGCAGGAGATGTGATTGATATGGGTGATACCATTCCTGGTTTTTCTGCAGAAGTGGTATCCTCCGAAGTTGTTGAGGAACCGAGTGCAGAAGTAGTGGTAAACGATACCCCTACTGAGGCGTAAATAATAAGAGAAGAATCTAAGTAACTCTTAGATTCTTCTCTTTCCGTTATCTATACTTATGAAACCAATCTCTCGTTATTAGGATGTCTAGTAATTGAAAAGGTATAGATTCGGAAACGATTTTATTAAACTGGGAATTATCCCAGAGTTATACATTATTTTTGCGTATAGCAGAAATCATTTTTGAAAGGAGATGAGAGAAATGCCAAGTTTAGGATTCGGCGATGAGGAAAAAAAGGAGCTTACCGAAGAGCAAATTGAGGCGAGATCCGAAGAGATCAAGAAGAATCTCAATATGCAACCTGAACAAGAGCAGTTTAAGTTCTCAAAGCGAAAGCTCGAGCAGTTACGAGCAATGTATTCACATTCATATGTACATGATTATGGAGATGGATACCATAAGAGCGAAGAGGACTTGAAGGCACAAAATGCATTGTACGATGTTTATCGAAAGATTGCAGGTAAGAAGCAAAGTTATCGTAAGATCGATGAATTTATTGTGGCGTATCGAAATTGTTTGGATTTTGTGAAAGCCGTGGCAAGAGGACAAAAAGTATACTCGTATGAAGAGTACTTACATCTATGGTCCAAGGGCAAGATTCGAATCAATGGGATGTATACACCAAAGTATAAAGGAAAAGATCGAAAACGTATTTCTTGGAAAGCTTTGGGTGAATATATTTTAAGTGACGATGACCCAAAAGGATTTATTATAGATACTGCAGTCCATGACATCACAACAAAAGAAGAACTCGATAAAGCAAGAGAGGAACTTTTCACAGTTGATGAATATAAGAAAATCATGTACAATGCACTTCATATGGATGAAGATGAATATGAAGATACGGAAGAAATCATGGTAGATGAAGATGTTCCGGAATCTTATGAGAAGAAACCAATCGCAACATATCTTAGCAAAGAAGAACAGAAGGATCTGTTAAGTGGAACTCCTGGTTTGACACAACTTGTAAGAGAAGTCGTAGCACAAGGAGAGAAGGCAGACAGACGTGCGCATGGATATGTAAACGAATTGGCGTATCAGTTTGATACGGATGATTTATCTACAATTGAGAAATACAATCGTGCATATGGTGTCGAAACGATGACAGATCTTCCGGTATTTAAAGGATCTCTTATGAGTAAGAAAGATTGCAAATCTTATTTAAGAGCTTTGGAAGAATGGAATTTCAAGAATACCAAGATTAAAGTAGATGGACGATATCGTACATTAGAAGAAGAGAACGAGATTCGTGCAAAAGAAGTCTTAGATAAGAATGGAATGAACGTTCGTATGTTCTGGACCAATTCTCGTCAGGATGAGAAGATTGATAAATGGTTGAAAAAATCCAGACAAAAAGAGAAGGAACTTCGAAAGCAGTTATCCAGATTAGATGAGATCAACGGCAAAGGAGAAAAGAACGAGAAGAATCGAGGATTATCCGATGCCGAAAAATACAGAAAATACAAAGAGTTGGAAAAGAAAGATAAAGCGAAAAAGAAAAAGAAAAAAGCAAAAAAAGGTGAATTGATAGTTAAGCATGCAGCGAAACAGAAACAAAAACGAATCGACAATGCTATTTTAGGTAGCGTTGGGAAAGGTTCCTATCAAGAATACGCAAAAGAGGCTTTAGATTTTACTTCCAGCAGTATGCAAAAAGATATGAAAGAAGGATTCTAAGATGCCAGAAGAAAAGAAAGAAGAAAACCAGAGCAAGCATCGAAAATATTCGATGATTTTAGATAAGTTTCCTAAAGATGTATTGATTGAACTCAATGGAATTACAATGCTCTCTTGTGATAATAATACGAAATGTGTTCGTATTCGAGAGACGTTGAAACGCAATGGGATTCAATATGAGGGTTTGGGATCTGGAACGAACCGTTATGGTATTAATATGCCAGGACCAACCGGAATGTTAGCAGTCAAAATAGCGTTAGATAGTGATGGAATGATCGATAACCGTAGAGAATTTAAATACGGTCCTCAACTGTATCCATATGTTTGTAAAGTATATGAGTGTCTGGAAGACGGTTTAGTTGCCGTGTTTGAGTATGTAACCCCGTTTACATTAGGAGATCTTCATAGATTCGAAGATCAAATCCGAGAGATCCTTAGAAAAGTATCCAATGAGTATATGATAGGTGATGTTGGAATTAGCGAGGATAACTATAAAAACTGGGGTATCCGAATGGTGAATGGCAAAGAAGAAATTTGCATGTTGGACTTCGCATACGTTTATGCAATCAGTTATAAATTATTTACATGCAACTGTGATGGTATCACATTGGTTCAATATGATGATGATTACGTCGGTCTTTATTGTCCAAGATGTCATAAAAAATATACATTTGCACATATTCGAAGGAAAGTAACTAGAAAAGATCAGGAGATGGAAATTGGGAACATCAAAGATCAAGGATATGAGTTACATGCTCCAGTCGAACTGGTAGAAGATGTAGAAGAATTTATGCCATTTGATAAAGAACGTAAGAAGCAGGAAAAGAAGAAGAAACGTTTAACGGAACGGGAACGTATTCGTATATTGGACGACATTCAGAACCATGACCCATACGGTGATATCTACAATAGAATTTATAATATCAAAGGAGAGAATGAAAATGAGTAAGAAGAATAAGAAAAACAAAAATCAGGTATTTGTGGATCCTTATGAAGCAGCAATGTATCGAGCACAGAATGATATTGAAACAGCAGATTACTCCATCGATGAGGTGGAGTTAGATGAGAACGGAGATCCGATTGAACCCGAGTATGAATATGAAGAGGCTCCTAAGAAGAAAAAGGAGCCGGTGTTGACCCCAAGTTATATGGCATATTTAATGGGGGAAGTGAAAGAACCAAAGAAAAAGAAACAGAAGAAATCTTATGATGGAGATTATGACTTAGATCTTATCAATGATGAGAATTCTGAAATTAACATTGAAGATGCATTGAATCATGTGGCAAAGCAGGCAAATGCAGAATATGCGAAAGATCATGCACAAAGGATTCGAGAAGAAGATCCATACATGAAAGCATTAGAGGCACCATCTGAAGAGCATTCTGATACAACGGATACAACTGAGGAACATGACCAGAGCTTGGCGCCATATCTGTTTCCACAGGAGTTCAATGATGTAAGTAAAGAAACGGAAGGAGTTGATGAAGATGGATTCTTTGGAAATCCTCTCGACTATGTCGATGAAGAAACTGATGTTGAAAATGCAGATTCAAGCGTATATAATAGTGATGACTTTGGAATCGGTGTTGGAGTCTCTGCTAAATCTGATAAGGAATCTGCACCCGATAACGAAACTGATGCTGATTATGATATCGCAAAGATAAACGATGATGCAGAAGATAAACCAGTTATGAGTGAAACAGATAGTGAGATTTATTTCCGTCTGTCAAAAATTTGCTCATTGAAGTTTACGATCTTTGAAGAACTTGGTAGAATGAACATCAATGACGGCATTGTGCAAAATCCGGTAATTGATACGGTATTAAATCTGGATTGTTACTATGTGAACCAGGAAGGCATCTATAATCATTTTCTTGGAGAAGATGGAAAACTGGATTTGAAACTCTTAGCAGAAACTCAGAGAGGACTTTGGACATACATCGTTTCATCCAAGCATCCAGCAGCGGTTTATACCGTACCAGAATTCTTAGAAGCATTTAAAACTGTGAGGTATTTAGATACTAAGAATTTCCAGTTCGTGATGGATGATCATGATAATGATGATAGAATGGAGCCAATGATTTACGCATATCATATTCCAGCATCTGAGCAAAGAAAGTTTAATAACTATGTAAAACATGCTGCAGTTGGATTTACAAATTCCGAGCTCTTTTATCCGGAATTGAATTCCAGTTATCGAGGAATCCTTGCGGAATTTATCGTATATTGTAATATTTGTGCTACGATTCGAAATGACCGAGAGATTTTCGCAAGACATCTTCCGGAATATATGCAGGCGTTCCGTTTTGCATCTAAGAAAATGCCAGATGGAAGTACCCATCCAGCATACAACCAGATCATTGAATTTACAGAACTGGTTCATCGTCATAGAAAAACGGAAGTCGGCAAAGAAGAATTTACATTCGAAGATTTAGACGGCATCTTCTCTATTGATGACTATGATCAGATTCGAGATCTTGTCTTTGATATCCTTGAAATTGTGGATGAAACTGAGGACGAATATGACGATGACGAGGATATTTCATATGCAGTACTTCCTGAAAATGGAGTTGTAGATGCTGCTTCAGAAGATGATGAAGAGGAAGAGGATCCGATGGATGCACTGAGTGCGCAGGCATCTGGATATGCAGAAGATCAGACCGATTATGTTCAGTATCTTACAAAACCACAGACTGTTGAGGATACCGTAGATGATTTGACTGAGCAACTGTATGATCGGTATGTAGCAACTGCAAAAGAGAATCAGGAAGAAGTTCTTTCAAAGGAAGAACTTGCATCTCGGATGAAACAGAATGTAACAGGAGCAATGAGTGTAGTACAAAATAAGGATGGTTCTGCAAAGCTGACATCAACAACTGTTATGGAATCAAAATCTATCGTTCCAAATGTAGAGAGTGTACCGGCAGTCGATGTGAGACCAGAGCCACGAAGTGAAGATGTTGGTTCAAATGCAATGAGAGAAGCACTTTTGAAATGTGGAGCGAGACCGAGTAACACCCCATCAGAACCAAATGGAACTAAGAAAAGTATGGTAATACCAGTCGTTCGTAAATAAATGAGAAGGAGGAATGGGTATGCTATTCTATATGGATAGCAAAACCTTTCTCACCACATATTTAGAACGAGAGGAAGATTGGAGGATTCTGGATGCATATTACGTTGTGACAACTTTTGATATTCATGTGAGGAATACGAAGAAGTATGCCACAATTAATTATGCACCCAGACTCTTTTATCCTACAGCAGATGTCTTGTATGCGGATAACGAGAAAGATTTGCGTATTCAATATGAGCTTATGTTAAAACGAGAGCCGAAAACATTGGAAACGTTAGCAGAATATGTTTGGGGTTCTCTGGTAAAAGGATACAATATCATATTTTTAACAACGAGTGACGGATTTTCTTCAGGATACATTCGGGAATTAGCACACTATGTCATGACCAATTTAAAATACCCAATGTATGACTATAAGCGATACATCAAAGGAAAAGAAAAACCTTGTAAATATGATCCAGAAGAAGTTCTTTCAATTGTTGAGCCAATTCGAAAACAGACAAAAGAAAAATATCAAAAATCAACGGAAGGAAAAGCAGGGCTTCTTCATAAGATTAAAACAGAATGGCCGAAAAAGAAACTAAAGAAAAAGTTAGATGATCTGGGATACTATACATCTGATGAAAGTAAAGAGGAATTGATTGATATGTATATCTCAATTCGATTCCCAGAGTTATCATCAACACCTGTTCGTTGGATGAGAGGAGTAGAGTAGTATGAAAGCCCGGATCAAAAAGAAACACCAGAAATGTCATGAATATACTACACGTCGAATTATCTCCATGTATGAGTTTCCAGTTACGAAACGAAGAAAAACAATTCTTCGAATTCGTGGTATAAACCCTTGGATGATAAATAACGTTACAATTTATGTATTCCATCCGAATAAGGTTATACACAGAGAGGAGAAATGAAATGAGAGCAGATAAATATAAAACATTTTCAATTCGAATGATTATGAAAGCATTTGCAGGAACCATGTATGAGATGGCTCCTGCAAGTAATCCATATCGCGGAGGAGAGCTTATCCCATTGGTACGAGATAAGTTACTCTCTTTTATTCAAGGGCAAAACTTGAATGATAGTCAACGATTAGCATTTGCGGTGTTAAGTGATCAAGAAGCATATAATACCGTTTACATGTGGTTTGATGACTTCTTACAAAGCCTTCCAGAATTTCAAACCTTAAACTTTTCAAAAGTGGAACGCGAAGAAGTTCTTTCAAAGGAAGAATTAGAACACGGTAATTTCCATGAAATTGCTGAGAAATTAGTAAAATCAAGAGAAGGCAAGGCTAATAATTATGTATTCGTAGATCGAAACACATCCATCAAGGAAGCATATGATTTTATTGATCTGGATGCATTCGTTCAAAATTTTGTGAATGAATTATTTAATCTGGAAAAATCCGTGAATGATGATTGTTTCCTCTGTGATTGGGGAGAACACGATCGTGGTAAAAAGGAATGTAAGACATGTATTCGTAACGAATCGTTTACGGATAATTTCGTACATGAGAATTATCCAAGAGGAGATCGGAAAACGGTTTGTAAAAAAGATTGTCCGAATGGATATTATATTTGCTGTAGCGAATGCAACAAAACGGATTGCAATGCAATCTGTGAGGAAGATATTGCGACTTGCGATAAGTGGTTGTATCGAGATGGAAAGAAACGAGGAAAAAATGAATGAAAGCAGTTGAGCTTGCAGCAAGGGATTCGTGGTCAAATACCAAGATCCCTTATCTTTTTAATCGTACGATTATTGAGTATGATATGAAACGAGCTGGGTTGTCTTTAATCAAAGAGTATCAATTACTCCCACCAGAGACGATTCAAAAAATCGAAAATTATCGAACCAAATATGAGCAAGATGTTATCATTGGACAAATTGAGCGGAAAGATAAAAAACTTGTAGAAGCAAAAAAACAAGCATTTTCATCAGTGCGAGAAAAGTTTTATTATTTAAATGATCTTGAGGACATCGAGATTATTGATATTCGAAAGGATGCAATTTTTACAACTCGAACCTGTAATGTGACAAAACTAAGTAATCACATAGAGTTTCGACCTAAGAATACGTATACGTCATTCTTACGGGTAGGAAAACAAAAGATCGAATTGTTTTATCGATCTCCAGATCAGATTGATGTGAAGGGAATCAATGATGCGAAAGTCCCGTTACATATGAATGGGATCCTGGAATTCTATGCCACATTTTTTCGTAAAATGGAATCTGGAAATGTAGAAGACACAATTCGATTCCTGAGACGAACGATTGATCAGTACAAAAATTTGATGCTCCCGATTGATTATTACAGGGAGTTTAATGCGAATTCTAATTATCGTACATTGCGAGAAGAACTTGCAGACGATTACTGGGAGGACAATAAAGACGAGTTAGATATTCGCTATAATTACAATTTGCTTTGTATGTTAGCAAAAATTGTTATATAGGAGAGGATAGGAATGAATACCGATGAGGAAAAGAATTTCTATAAAGTATTCCATAAAGAAATGGAGTACAATTGGAAATATTTATTGAAGGACTATCATATCGTTCCTCTGTTGAGTGGATTTGAAAATCAAATGGATAAATTTATTATCGTTGGGGTACCATTTTACTTACAACGGTATTGCTATGAAACAAAAACAGATGTGGAACGAGATGTATTTGCAATGGGTGATCTTGGAAATGTTATGACCTCTTTCGCAATAGAAGGATCTTTAAAGAATCAGATAAAAGATTCTCATTTACTTTACTTGACGGAACGATATTCCAAATTTAGTGATGATTCTAAAAATATAGATATGTCAGCAGTTTTCTCCGTGGATCGTATGACATCGAATCGACGAATTTATAATTTGATGGAACGTATGATTGAGGCTGCGAGTCAGTATTTGAATACGATACGATTTAGCGGCGAAAATATGGCAGATATCATTACACGGTATGCAATGTATTTAGAAATCAGTCCGAAACTTACGACCGAACGAAAATATGTTGGGCTATATAAATCTGACTATTTAAAAATAATTTATGAACTAAATAAGAGTATGATTGAGTATTATAAACGCGTACATTTATGGGAGATCGATGATCTTTATTATGCACTTACTGATCCGGAGCATTTCCTGCAACAGTTTAAAGACACAAAAGAATATGCAAACGTGAAGTTGTACCTCGATACATTCCGGCCATATTATGAAGAGATGCTGGAGATCTTAATTCATTTTGGAAATGAACGTGTCCTTGCCATCAATACCTCAGATAAGTTTATGACAAATGTGCAAAGAGCATATAAAAAAGCAAATGCAAAACCAGGAAATTACCTAATTTCCATACTTGGTTGTTGTAAAGACTATCAAGATATGAATATTCCAACATCCGTACAATCCATGCCCTTATTTTTCGCACGAATACAACAAGAAGAAGGAGGAACGTCAAATGGATGCGTATAGTGATATTACTCGTACCTGGTGGAGGTATATGGATGCAATTTTGTTAAAAGCATTGCCTGCACCAATTCCATACATTAAAAATATTGTCATAGACTATGACGGAACAGAAAAAGATGGATCAAAAGAAACAACACTGTACAAAATAAATACGTATCATTATGCCGTTGATGCTGAGCGTGAAAAATATCTGGAATCTGTTGTACGTACATTTTTCATAGACCGTCGAAATGAGCAAGAGCACTTTGTTTCAGAAATTACAGGACAATAGAGTGATAAAAATGTACATTTAGCATATGGGCATTATAATGAGTATGAAGAATTTGAGAATATGCTCCATACTAAAGTTTTATCGGCAGAGATAAGATTCATAACCCGTGTTCAAAAAGCTTATCCGGAATATAATATTGATGGTTTGATACACGAGGTGGTTCCAGACATTTCAATTTGTAAAGAGATTGAAGAGGCGATAAAGAGCAAAGACTCAACACCGGCTGAGGATTTATATTTAAATTTCTATGGATCTGGAGAATTGCAACACTATGCTTCAATTATTATTCGTAGATACTGGCAAACTTTGTATGAGGATCTCGGACTATTAGAAAGAGGGGCAGCATATGATTTGTTGACACAAGGGATTCCGTATGTGATTGAGCATTATGCAAGCAAACATGACAATGAGGATCGTGCTTGTTCGCCAGAGGAATATCTGAAAGTGTATGATTACTATATGGCGTACTTATTTGACTATTTAAAAGTCATGCGACCGGTTATTCATCGAAGAATGGTACGATATAATTTAACCATGAGTCTTGATAATCTATTTGAGGACGGAAACCAAAAGAAAGAGAAAATGATGAGTGATATGAAACGAATCTTTGATCCAGAATCTTCAGATTTTCAAATTATGTTTCGAAAACCAAATATCGATACTTTGGATTCTGTTGGAACACTTAACGAAGCAATTGATGCTCTTGATAAAGGAAAAGTTAATACATTTTGTCCATGGGCGATTAATCTAGTTCGATATAAATTATAAGTTGTACAAAAGGAGGCTTTCGTTATGAGCGCAATTGTGAATAGATTTTTGATTTTCAAAGAGCCACGTCTTGATGCTGAGCGTGCAAGAGAGATCATCGAGGATCAATATAAGCGTCCATATTATAAACGTATCGATTCGATTTATGTGAAACCAGGTGTCATCACAGAGGATGCTTATGACCTATTAGAGAAAGAACAAATTGCTGTTGGATTTATGTAAGGAGGAAATTATGAAAGTACCATTTAAATTAATTTATGCCCCATCCAAAGATTTAAAAACACGTTGTATGCGTGGACGATATAGAAAAATGCCACAATCTGAAATGGAAAATTTGACAAAGGGGATAGTGACAGAAGAAAGACTTCATACCCTCGCCACTATGTGCTGTCCATTTTGTATGGAGCGCTATTATAATAGCTTTTACTCGAAACGTTACGATGCATATATGAATGCGTTACAGGCGGGAACCGCGCAACAAAAATTTGGATCCGACCAGCATGAAATGAGACGTGCTGGAGAATCCGAAGAGGTATATTTCCGCAGAGGAATTATTGAAAATGAAATTGAAGTAGCACGATGGTGGTCTAAAGAGAAATGGTTTAAGAAAACCTACCACTGTGTAACATGTGGTGCAGATTACGAATCTCTTCCATATCGGAAGGATAAGTATGTGCAGTTATAGAAAGAAGGGCATAAAAGCCCTTCTTTTTTTATCGTTGGAAACACAATGATCTAATAATAAAAAAGGAGGACTGACACATGATTCAAAATATTAATGGTGTCAATGTATTTGTAGAAGACGGGGCTCCAACAGATGAGGTGAATACCGTCATCGAAACTGTGAATGTAGATTCTGCAGAACCGGCAACGGAAACTGTAACAGATGATGGAGATAAAAAATTAGTCATCGATCCAAAAATGTATGTGTATTTTGACTGTGAATTTACAAAGTTAGAGAGAGACGCGCAGCTGTTATCCATCGGTCTTTGTGATGCTGAGGGGCATTCTTTCTATGCAGAATTTACCGATTATAATATGAGCGAAATCACCGATTGGGTATTTGCAAACGTATTAAAGAAAATGGTAAACCCTCCAACAGTTTTAACAGGTGATCATTGGACCATGCGGGGTACCTGTAAAGAAATTCGTCAGAATCTTTTGATTTGGCTGGATGCGGTCCATAAACACAGCAACTGTGGGATTCAGTTTGTATCTGATGTCTGCCACTATGATATGATGCTTCTTGTGGATCTTCTTTGGAAGAATGCACGCCAGATGCCGGAGTGGATTCCGCCATGCTGTGTCGATATCAATATGGATCTTGCAAATCTGGCTAGTTCTTATGCGGAAGAAAAGAATGCTTCTATCTCTGGTCCGGAATACGCATTTAATCCATATTATGATGCGTTTAATATGGATCGTGATGAATATGCTTCCCACACCAAAGAAGTACCACAGGGAATGAAACACAATTCCATGTATGATGCTTATGTCATTCGTGCCATTCATCAGTCTATTTGGAGTTATAACGTGGATGCAACTCCATTAGAGAGCTAACATTTAATTAGGCGAGTATGTTACTTGTCCATCGCAATAGGTGTTGAGTAAACTTGAGGCCTATTGATAGTTTCCATATCTAATATCTAAGGTATTACGGCTTGAGTGAAAAGCCAGAAGAACCAAGGAACTTTATCAGTTCCTTGGTTCTATCTATTGATCAGGGTCTGTTTGCATATTAGAGAGTCGAATATTTGAGTTATAGGATCTCACCTGATCAATTAATACTTGAGTTGAAATTTTTGTAATACTAGCTGCTAAAAATTCTGCAGTAATGACAATACCAGAATCTAATAGATTCGTAGTCTTTAATCCGTTTAATACCGTTTCGGTAACTTTCTTTATGTCATCGTCTATTCTCTGGACAGGATATTCTTTATTAATTGCTTGATAGCTAAATACAGTTGCAGCTATCTCTTCTGCGATCATATCATTTGCTAAATCTAATAATCGTTTTGTCCCTTCTATTCTTAAGTACAAGGGTTCAATCCGTTGATTCGCTGGGTTCTCCGGACTCATCATCCACTCTAATTCTTTTTGTTTTGCAACGGTTTTTGCGTTGATATGAACCCTGATAGCGGTCAATAATTGTAAAATTGATATAATAACGGCAAATCCGATTAATGTAATTCCAATTATAAATAAAGGGTTATTCTCATAAAAGTCATGTACCATGATACATCCTCCTTTAAGGTTTTTAAAGAAGTGTCTCATCTGCAAAGTAATATTGGATATTGATATATGATTTTTGTGAACTCAAGGCTGTAAATGTATATGGCCTTTAAATATTACTAAAGAAGAAAGGAGGTATGGGTTATGAAAAATACGATGACCTATACACAGAAACAGAAATTTACAAGAAAGGAGGCGCTCATCAGAGCTAGAAAGATTGCCATTTTGAAAAAGAGAATGGTGATCTTTGTTTCCATTCTTGCAGTTATGATGGCGGCGTTGATTGGAGCTAACGCCGCCATTGAGGCTTCAGCTAATGAAGCCTCAAGTGTAACCTGGAGCTATCGGAGCACAGGTTACAATGTACAGTCAGGCGATACTTTATATAGTATCGCCCAGACCATGAGGGAATCTCTCTCAGAGGATGAGAGATCCCTCAACTATAATAGCGTTGAGAGCATCGCTCAACGCTTAGCTCTGAGTAATCCAGAGCTGGGAAGCACATTTGAATATGCGTCTTCCCATCTCTATCCAGGGTTACACCTGGAGACAATGCTCCGGGTAGAAGAATAAAGGAAAAGGAAGCCGAATCATTCGACTTCCTTTTTTTGCCTATTTGTCTTTTTTTATATCTTTGAATAAACTCTGACTAAGGGACAAGATTTCATGATCATCTGTATCGTTTAGTAGGCATTTCTCTAAATACTGATTGATCTTATAACGATAGTCCATACCGATCGCAGCACGATACTTGTCAATGAATTTATTTAAATCTCCCCATGCCTGGTGATAGTTGATGAAGATATTATGTGCGTGCACTTCTTCGTGTACGGTGGAACTAAGCATCACTACCTGTACCATATTATCATGATGATCTTGAAGCACCTGTTTAGCTACACGAAAAGTAGTTGTTTTCCACTGCTTTAGTATAAAATATTCTGTTACAATAGCGCATACATCAAACAACGTTAGAATCGGACCATGATGCATTTCAATATCTGCATCATCATCCGTTACATCTTTAAGTACCATGCAACGATTGAGTTTACATTCTTTTTTTAAATATGAAATGTATTTGCTATATTTATCACTTTGACGCACCAGTCGTTCTACGCCTTTTACAAAATTTGTCCAGTTTGCAATGCTATCAAAATACTCTTTGCTTTTTGTAAAAGGAAGTTCATAATATGCTTGATCAGAGTCTATTACTGCTGTTCCATTTCGTTCTTGTTTATAAATAATATCGGGTAAAGATTTTGGCATTCGTATCTCTCCTTTCATTGTTAGAGAAATGTGCCATAGATAAAAGGTAAGAAGAGAGGAGTTATAACTCCTCTCTTCTTACAATGAATGATTCAACTTAACTGTAAATTTATGTTAAAAAGGATTAAATGGGAAAAATGTATATTTGAACTCATCTAGTTCAAGTAATTTTTAATCCTAGTAAATTGTATTCTTTGTATTGATATATCATTTTTATGAATCTATAATGAAAAGGAGGTGAGAATTATGTCATCACTAACTCATAAGATTTTGATGAATGGGATACGCTCAGGCGTTACCTCATCGAATCCATATGAGAGTATGAAAATCGCTCAGCGATTGATACACTCATGTGAGCATCGTGGCGTTGATATTACTACCCAAGATTTGGGGGGAGTATTTATCAACTCGCACCAACGATGCAACTCTAGCATACTAACGTATGCTGAAAATAATGGGAACCGCTATTTCCCATTATTTTTTGAGAATCAACGTTTCTCAGGATTATTCTCACCTCTATTAAATTGTATTCTTTTTATTGATATATCATTTTTATGAATTTATAATGAAAAGGAGGTGAGAATTATGACATCTGCAACTAATGCTTTCCTTGTAAAGCACGTACCGATGTTAATAAGAACTGCTAATTTTAACACCATTAGTAAAATTCTTAACATCATTGGTATGAAGTATGAAGAAGGAACTGACGCATATAATCAGTTCTTGGATGAGTGTCGCCAGTCTAATGAAGACGCTTATCCTTCATACTTAAATTAAAGTCTTGGGGAGTCATTATACTCCCCCGGATTTTTTTATCTCACCTCTATATAATTGTCTTTTTTTGGATACTTTTTTATAGATGGGTATTAATGTACCTGGTGCCTTTATCTAGCACCAGGTACATTATACCATTTAATCAAGTTTTATTGATGTGACCAATCAGGTACGTACAAAAGAATTAGTTTACCATGTCAGCGACGGTCAATCACGTTCATCCGTCTTTGTTTGAAATTTCAGATTTGTGCTCTTAGATCACGCAATCCAAGACACCCCAAATTTCGTATATAAGTTTTATAAGGAGCTTACAAAGATGACTATAAAGAGTGATGTTGATATACGTCTCTTTGCGATAAGTTACAAATGTCATACCATGTCTTACGTTATCAACACTGATTTACCGGCCACATTACTATACAGTTAGAATCATAATTCATTATCAGAATCAGATTCTGGCACAATTATTTAAACGGAAAGTAAAAGAAGGTGGTGAAAATTTATGTCAAACGTTGATCTTGACAACACGAACCCTCTGGAAAATTTATATGATGACTTTACACGTATTTTAAATCAGGTCGTAATTAAGTTCCAGGTAAAAGCAGAGATGTATGAAACCATGGAGACGAAAGCCCTGGCAGATCAATATATCGCAGCAATAAATAAGAAAGACAGTTATTTTTCTTATACGGATTATACTATCGATGATGTGAAAGCCGCTGGATTTGAGCATTCCATTATTTTGTTGGATTTAATTCGGCAAGGACGATATACGGAAGTCCCTCAAATGTATCGTGAGGGACTTATGCAAGTACGTAGACAAAATGTCATTGATGATTTCGAAGAGCAAAATGAATATTACCGATGTTTAAATGGATATCCTCCTTTGGATCGAGGTCCAGAGCTTTGGTACTACGTACCAGAAGATATTGCCAGAACGTATGGAATTAATTCAGATATCCCGATCCATAAAATTCAGGATTACTATAATAAGATTACTCCAGGTCGAGGAGATTATTTTATCTATGCCTTGGAAGGACTTGGTGTATTGGATAAATTATATGAAGAGCATCCATACGATGAGTATATCAAATACATCGGTTCCAGAAGAATTAGTATTGAGCTTGCTAGAAAAGCTAAGAACTTTGAAATTCTATACATGAATCAAGGTGTGTTAAAATCCATTGAATATGAAGAATTCAATCGGATTTATGAAGAATGTCGCTTGTATTTCATGACGGTCATTTATCAAAGAGAACATCGCAAAGTTATTGAGTATTACGATAACTTCATCGGGATGTGTATTATGATTATGACAATCTGGCATCTTGTGATGCGTGCTATGCCACTTGGAATTAATCGAGAATTTTTCCGCGATCAAGGTGTGCGAATGTTATACGAAGCATATGGGATTCCATATGATATGAGCATTGATGAAGTACAGCAAAAAGAAATTGTACAGAACTTGAACCTCCTGATTCAAAATAAAGCAACCAATCAGTGTCTGTTTGATATTTGTGACCTCTTATCATTTTCTCGTATTAGTATTTATAAATATTATCTCTGTAAGATGCAAAAATATGATATTTATGGTGCTCCAATTATGGCACAAAAAGAAAAGTTCAACAACGACACGGGAGAAATTGATACCGTTCCGGATTATGAAAGTATGTATGACGTATTCTTTCAGAAACTGGAATTGAATGATGATAATTTCATTGAATCCTTCTATTCCAATACCAATCGGGAAACCTATGAAACGATTACAACGGGTGATCCGTTCTGGTGGGAAGATTCGAAACTCTATAAGGAATTATGGGAAACCCAATTTAATTATGTGGAAACGAAATACATCAGCCTTGGCATCAACTACTCAATGACCGAAATGATGTATGAATGTATTTTGGTGTTAAAGATGCTGATGCAATTTCGAAAAGAGATGGCAACGGTTACGTTTACGCTACCAAAGATCGATCCAGATTTAAAAGTAACACTCTTTGATTGTGTCATTTTACTGGAATGCTTATTCTGTAAAAAGCATCATTTAAAGGGAGAAATTATTGCGATCCCGACACAGGTGTTGGACGTAATTCAGTATATGCAAGAAGTAGACAACCAGGATTTTGTCGTAGATGCATTTGGATTTGACTTTGATTTACTTCGTCCTGGAAACAAAGAAGGACAAAAAGTATTACAAGATGTGATGGATACCTTAAATGAAGGAGATTCTAAAAAATTTCAGGAGTATCTGTCAATTTTATCGATCAATTCTGGGGTTTCAAATGAGGAAAAAGTAAAAGTATTCAATCAGATGTTCAAAAACATTCGAGGATTATCCGATTGGATCTCTTACAAGTTATCCGAAACCGATAACCGAGCTGAGTATGAAGCGCTCAAGAATTTTTATCGAACTGCATATTATGCCAGAGAAATGAAAAGCATCTTCACGATCTATCAAGAAGAAGATTCTGGAAATGGGGATGGACGTCCAGGAAGAACTGCATTTACTTATTTTGAGTATCTCTATCACATCAATCCGAAACTCTATGCCGCGTTGTTTAAAGTCGATTTGGAAACGCAATACTTAAAATACGTAGAAGAAAATAAACTGGACAAAGATACGTTTACATTGGAGCAGTTCAATGAAAAGATCCGGCTTGGAGAAATACAGATTTCCTATGATACCTTAAATACCGGAAATCAAGATATCATTGTAAATGAGAATATGCTGTATTATTACATCGATCATGTTATTTTCAAGATGGAAGAATACATCGAGGACATTGATATGCTATATCTCAGAAATGATACCGAGACTCCACTGGAAGCGCTTTTAATAAAGATGATCAAATTCTTTAAATCTCTAACTGTGGATTTACTCGGCCTTGATATCATTTTTATCTGTGATTTCAAGAACGAAAATATCTTACGACTCTTTGATGAAATTCCTTATATGAGGAAGTTGATTCAAGTCCGAGAGCATTATAACATGAAGTTGTCCGATGTCGTATCTCGAATTATTGCAGAGTATCGTGAAAAAGATACGCTCTGTTTACGAGACATGTTGACACTGGTAGCATACTTGTATTGTATCGATCGTGTGGATCTGTTGTTTGGAGGAGATGTCGCATTTCATGTAGAGAAATACTTGCAGGCTGGAGATAAGAATGAAGATAGCTTCAAATTATACGACACGGCTCATATTGAAGCCGATGTCTATGGAAAAGACACTTTAAAACTTACGGATAAAGTTATTGCGAAATGGTATAGTGACTAGTCCAAAAAACAATGTAACTAAGAGACCCTTTTAGAAAGGAGAAAGAAATGGAAGAGATTACTAGAAATCAAGAAAAGAATCAGATTTTGATTAAAGATAAATTACATTTCGAAGATAAACTTGTTTATGCGAATAGTAATGGTCCACAGGCAAAACCACATGGTATGTGGGCAAGAACGGAAGTCATTGGTGGATTTGGAGATTTTGTAAGAGCACAATCTCCGTACGGAAAGTCCACACTGACAGATATTGCATGGCATGAAGAAAACATGGTGGTGCTTGGCGGCGTTCAGTATACCATGGAGAATATCTTTGGAGAAAAATGTGATCAGATTCAGATTCCGACTTTGTATTCCGAGACCGGTATTGGTCATCCAGATTCTCTAGCACCGACTGATGATTTTGATACACCAACTGGAAAGAAAAAGATTCTGTATCGTACTGGAAATAAGGTATGGCTCTTTGGCGTTGGTATCACAGGAACTGCGGAGAACGATATTACCGTACATCCAACGGACTATCGTGAGAAGTCTATTGAGATTGCAAAAGTAAGTTCTGATGGTTTGACTCTTCGTGGTACCATGGTACCATTTCGTTATACCGCAGCTCAGCTGACAGAACTTGAGAGAAAATCTTATTTTGGAAAAAAGGCATCCAGTGATGGTACAACTGGATACTATCTGAAACGCTTTGAACAGCCGGCACAGATCAAACATATTTGGAAGACTGGTGAAGAGTATGAAAAAGAGACTCTGGTATCTTCTGCAGATGTGTGGGAAAATAATACAGGAATGAATGCGGTAGAAACCTTCACGGAGATGTTCCTTCGTATCAGTAAGAAGGATGTCAAAGAATGGTTCATCAACCTGGAGCAGAAAGACCGTACCCGTATTAACACGTTGGCTCTTTATAGTGGAGAATTTTATCGTACTGGTGATTCTGATATCGATGGGGATTACCGAGATGTGCGGCTTTTCTCCAAACTCAATATCCCAGTGGAATTTCTGGTATTGAATAAAGATCTTAATATCATCTACCGTGTCTATGGTAGTTGATTTCTTGCTGTAGCATCAACAAGATGTTAGGCACTCTTAAGAGAAAGTGGCCAAAAACCACTTTCTCTTGATGCTTATACATTATTTTTTTGCCGATTAGAATGTCTAATACATAGATCGGTAATCATTCACGCAAAAATAGATAAAGTGAAAGGAGAAGTAACATGCTGAAAGTAGGATTTATTGGTGTAGGAAACACCGGAAATCAGATTGCAGCGCTGTGTCAGGAAAATTTAGAAATCCCAGTTATTGCAATCAATTCATCCGAGAAAGATTTGGATACCATTCCAGAGGGAATTAAACGATTTCTAATAACGGATGAAAAAGGAGATAGCCAGGGGGCTGGAAAAAACCGTACGCTGGCAAAAAGTTACCTGAAGGATTCTATCATGAATCTGATGCAGGATAAAGATATGAATGATTTTTGCTCCGGTCTGGAAGTGGTTTTCATCTGTGGATCTACAGGTGGTGGAACTGGATCAGGAGTTACTCCGTTGTTACTTACTGCGTTGTCACAGGTATATGTCGATACCTTATTCATTTTGATTGGTATTGGACCAGTAGAGTCTGAGGCACTTACCGCACAGGTAAATACTCTGGAGTATTTAAAAGAGTTATACAACAACATGCCAAACGTGCATTATATGCTGTATGACAATGACAATTTCAGTAACATGGCTTCCTATAAAATGATGGAGCATGTCAATCATGAGGTGGTAGAAGACATCAAAGTTTTGATGGGCTATTACAACCGCCCAACCAAGTTCGATTCCATCGATACCGAGGATGGCTTACGTCTGATCTCAGCACCAAGACGTATTGTTGTTGCTCGTGTAGAAGATGTAAAAGAAAAAGACTTAGATCAGGCTTCCTTAGAGGAACGTATGATCAAAGCCATTAAAACCAATGCTCATATGGAGCTGCAAAGAGATCAGAAAGTCATGGCAACCGGTCTGATTATCAATCTCTCTGAGCAGTTCTTAGATGAGTTCAATACTCATATCCCGAGAGTTCATGAGTTAATCGGTGAACCAGTAAATGAATATTTACACATTGTGATTAATGACGACCGTAAGCAGCCGAACTCCATCTATCTTATTATGACTGGACTGTCTCCGGTAAATGATAAGATCTTAAAAGTGACCGAGCGTATTGAGGAAATTGAAGAACGTCAGCGCATCCAGGAAGAAGAAAGTGCACTTGACGATCAGAAAATTGGTGTGCTCGGCAAGATGGTTCGTTCTAACACCACAAGAGATAACAAAAGTGGGGAAGTAACGGAAGTCAATCTCGAAGCACTCTTTAAGGATTTTGGGGTATAAGTTTTACTCTATTTATGTGAGGTCTTCGATAATAACTTATCGGAGATCTCACATTCGTTTAACCTTAAATTAGCAAAAAATAACAAAATCAAAGGAGGACTCATATCATGAGTAAGAACAAAAACAAAAATAATTCACGCAGAGAAGAAGTAATGAAAGACGCCGAACTCTTTTCCATGTATACCTTCAAAAGATACTGGAAAAAGAATAAGAAGGATTCTGATTGGGATGGAAAGAAAGAGGCAAAGAAAGATTATTTTACAGCCCTGATGGAGAAGTTCCCATCTGCAATGTACTGGATGCTTCGTGAAGGATACAAGCAGGATGAACTCAGTAAGAAACTTGCACAGGGTATCATGGATAAATTCAGAGATCAGTGGTTCTGTGAGCGACTTCTTAAAAAGATTAAAAAGGGAGAAGAATACCGCAACCAGCAGTATCTTCCGATTTATTTAAGAGAGATCATTCGCACTTCTTCTGTTGAAAACGAAAAACATCGTGCATCAGGTGGATCAAGTGAAATTATTCCGCTGGATACTTATTATGAACTGATTAGCGTGATTCTGGAAAAGAAAGTAAGAAAGATGGTGAAAGCCGGCATCGATGAGCAGGTGGCATTTAATTTAAGATGTGTCATTCCGTGCGATGAAATTCTTAACTTCTCCAGCAATTTTAGAATCTATTCTTTCTTTGATGTGCTGTATGATGCAGCAAAGGAAAAAGAGATTCCGTTTGATAAGATCATGAAGACGATGATCCCTGAGGATGCATGGAATAAGTTTATTCTGTATGCGCTTCTGGAAAGAAAAGAAAAGTATGGTTCCCTGGATGACAAACAGAAAAAGTTCTATATGGATGTAACCAACTGGGTATTCAGTACGATGGAAGATATGGATCGAAGTGATATCGATGACATTCTTGGCTGGTACATTGATGCTCGTCGTAGAGATGAGAAACGCGGCAAAGATTCCAATCGTAGATATTCTTTATCCACACTTGGAGAGAATGAATACGCACATATCGTGGCATCCATTAAAGCTATGCTGTTGAATGATGCAAGTATTGAGAAATACCTGTAATTAGATTTGGATTGGCAGAAACAAATAAAAATCAAAGGGGACAGACAACATGCTTTACAACGTAGTTTTAGGAGATCATAGACACGTACCAGATAAATGGAAACTCATCGAAGATGGTGGGTTTTACTTCTATGAGAAGGCGGATTTGCAACAGAGGATCCGCCTCTCAAAGGATTTTGGTGTTCCAGAAGAGTTACAGTATCAGTGGGGGACTAATACGATCCAATGTTATGAATTTGAGAATGATCCAAACGTTCCAGAAAAACGCTGGAGAAATAATACCAGCAACATGAATCCGATTTTACGGAAGATTGACCCAACGAAATATAAGGATCAGTCCGAACAGATCATTGTCTACATAACCGTGATGAAGAATTATAAAATCGTCGATTTTCATACAGACTATCAGATCTTGGCAACGTATCATCGCAAAGGATACTATCAAGGTTGTGCAGTTGTTCTCACTCGAGATCAGATGCAGCAAGTTGGAAATCGGGTTTTGTTAACACTGGATGTCTATGATAGGAAGAAAGATGCTTCCAAAGAAATTACCGTTGAATTTAAAAATTTAACGGATACCCACCTGCAAACCAAATTCGTTGGAGTAAAAGATCCGGAAGAAAAAAATAGAATTGTAGAGCGTATTCAGGAATCCAAAGCTTCCGAAGAATCCTTATTAGGGTTCAAATGTGTTGTGAAACCGAATACGTTTATTACATCAGTATATTTCGTATCTAAGGAGTATGAAGCCTTTTTAAGGAAACGGGTTCGAATGTATAATTTGGATTTAGTTGTGGTTCCTGAAAAAACCCTGCATGATCCGGATGAACTCTTGGAATTGGTACGAGAGCATACACATGGAAAACGGGTGCGAGCCATTACCCAGATGGGCGTGAAGATACCACTTCAGGTCATCAAAGGTGCAAATATCATCTACGTATTTAATTTACGAAAAGATGAAAATAACGTTACCAAATTAACCTGCATAAAATCAAATTAGAATTTTATGTGTGGCGATATATTATTTTAATGGTAAAGAAAAAACCAAAATAAGTTTTTAAGGAGGACTCATATCATGAGTAAAAAGAAAAACAACAGACCACAGATTAAAGTATACGATCAGACAAGAGAAATCTGCAAGAATCTGAATAAGCGCGGCGAGCTGAAATTGAAACACAAGGACAAAGAGCAGAAGAAGAAAATTAAGAGCGGCTGCATGCATCATGTCCTGAAAAAGAACGGCGTTCCGAAGAGTCGTGTAATCGTCAACAGTGATGGAACTGCAACTTGCCGTCTCTGCCATAAGAGATTCAGATATACCAGCAAAACCAAAAAAGAAATGACAACTATGGTAAAACCAGTAGCAGATGTTGTAGAGTTAGCAAAATGGACTTTACAGGCATCTTGTGTTGGTGATCAGAAAACTGCAAACGTCTTACAGCAGGCAACTTTAACTTTGGATCGCCTTCCGAAGATTATTGCGAAAGAGAATAAAATGTATGCAAAAACCCGTCAGGCGAAGAAGAAGCAGCGTCGTAATGGATACGATTCCAAGTCCGGATCTAATTATGGACAGTGGGAGAGTACCAGATAGTATAAGGGTACTTAGAGAAAGGATGAGCCATCGTGTTCATCCTTTCTTTTTACCCTTCATTCAACTCACGGTCTTAGGGGTAGCTAAGGGTTATAGTTTTATTTTAGAATAAACAAGATTTTAATCCCAAATGACGGGAAATAATTGAACGTGAGGTTGAAAATAATGAGTGACGTAAAGATGTTCTATATCGAAGATGATATATCTAAGATACAGACTAAAACGAACTTGTATATCAAACAGTACGGTCCAGAAGGAGCTTTCCACTTAACACGAGAAGTTGTCCAAAATTCTATCGATGAGGACATGGATAAAGAATCTCCTGGCCAGAATATATTGATCACATATGACTCGTTATCAGATAAATTAACTTGTGAAGATGATGGACGTGGATTTCCAGAAGCAGATTATCCAATGGACATCTTTTGTACCAAAATCCAGTCTGGTTCCAAATTCTTTAGAGACCAGAGTGGTGTAACTAGTGGTGAGTTCGGGTTGACAAACTAGCCCCAAAATCTCGTAAGAGATCGGACAAACTATCCTAATTGCGGGGAATTCTAAAAGGGCTACAACTACCAACCAAGTGTGGTGACATGCTTGGGGCAAAGGGTAACTCCGGAGATATGGTAATTAAGGTTGTAGTTAGAATAATCGACGCAACGAAGTATCTTAGTAGGATAAGATATGAGTTCAACGACTAGGGAAAGCTAGATAACCATGTAGATAGAAATATCAAAATGAATGCTATGATTCAGGTGGTTTGAAAATAAGGTAAGTTGAAATACTTACACGAAGCGAGTAGGTCCTTTATGGACGAAAGGTAGGGTAAAACCGAAACGGATAGCACTTTCTGATTTGGTAACAGAACCAGAAAGATGAGAATATAGTCTACATTCGAAAGAATGAGTAGGACTCACAGCAGTGAATGCTTTATCATCCTATTTTTCGATTGAATCTTGCAGAGAGAAAGAAAAGATTCGTCACTACATCGAATTCAAAGATGGAAAGAAAATAGTAGATGAGAAATACCCAATCAAAAAGGGTGAAAAGAAACATGGCTGTATTATCAGCTTTATTCCATCTCCTAAATATTTAGGAGCAAACACACACATTCCATTTCCACAGGTATTAGAATGGATCAGACTTATGTCCTATCTAATCCCAATCGAGCACGATATTCATATCGTGGTAGAGGAATGGAAAGGTACCAAATTAAAAAATCGGGAAAAAATTAAAAATCGGCCCTTTGAAGACATCATGGAGAAGTTGACAACCAATACGAAATATTCTTCCAGACTTCATATTCACGGAACCAACGCTTGGTCTGAACGCGCGCGGGCTTTAGAGTTGGACAAAAAAGGTCAGCCAAAGAATATTACGAAGGATGTAAACCGATCCTTAGACTTAGAAGTGGTTGCTTGCTATGTTCCCGAGAATATTGTGCAGTATGATTCGTACTGCAACTTTACCCATACAACCCAAGGTGGAATACATCAAGATACCTTTGATGATATTTTCTGCCGATATATTATCAGTGCAGTCAAAGACGCCATGCCCGAGGCTCAGTGGGAAAAATACAAACCAACCTGGGATGATGTTCGTTCTGGATTGTGTTGCTGCATGAATTTAAATACCAACGCAGAAGTTGGATTTGTTGGAAATGTCAAAGAAAAGATCGACAATAAGAAACTGATCCCTTATCTGAAAGAGGCACTGACCCTTTCCATTGATCAGTTCTTTAAAGAGAACAAATCGGTTCTCGATGAGTTCGTAAAAATCGTACGAACCAATGCAAAAGCAAGAGTGGATCTGCAAAAAATGAAAGAAGCATCAAAAGTCGAACGTATTGATTCCTTCTCTCAGTATGACATTAAAAACTTGATTCCATGTAACAACAAACGAAAGAACGAATTTCGAGAGCTCTTTATTGTAGAGGGAGAATCAGCCGCATCCGGTCTGTCATCTGCTTCTGCTATGATAAAGGGTGGGCGTGACACACAGGCGTTTTATCAACTTCGAGGTGTAACCAAGAACCCCTACAAATGTACGTTTGCGGAACTGATGGAGAACCCGGAGATTAAAACACTGGTAAAGGTTATGCGTTGTGGAATTGGACCAACGTTTGATCTTAGTAAATTATGGTATGAACGCATTAATATCTTTAGCGATTCCGATATCGACGGATACTACATTACGTTGGGTGTCTTAGGGCTCTTTTACCGGTACATGAGGCCGATTATCGAGGCTGGTAAATTGTATAAGGTTATGGCTCCTCTCTATCGAATCAATGAAGGAAAGAAAGAAGATACGTACGTGGTACGAAGATCAGAAATTACAGAGATCTTCTTTAAAAATGTAGTAAAAGCCTATAACGTGGATTTACTACAAGGTGCAGGATATGGGAAAACGACCCTTATCAAAGAATCTCTTAGTAAAACTGGTCTTTATAGCTTCTTGGATGATTTGAAGAACTACAAAAAGTGGCTTACCTATGCCGCTGAAACATCTGGAAAATTAGATGAACGATTCATGGAGTGTGTACTATCACTTCTTGGAATCGTAGGAGGTGTAAGTGGAACAACTACCAGCCACGTCTTAGATGAGACCCTCAACAATCAGAAGTTTATCAAAGCATTCATGAGTAAATTACAGGTCTTCTATCCGGAGACCGAAATTCACGGAAATCTTCTAACAGGTGTTGTGAACGGACATCTGTGCAGTTTGGCGATCAACGAAAATTTATTAAGACATTCTGCAAATCTATTCCCCATCTATGACATGTATGGATATCGTGTACAAATCCAGAATAAGAATGGAGGAGAGAAACGACTTGTCACAATGTTGGAATTCTTATCGGTCATGACTCGTTATGAGCCAGACATCCGAGGAAGATTCAAAGGACTCGGCGAAATGAATGCCTCTGAACTTGCAAAAACTGTAATGGATATCAATACGAGAATGTCCATTCAGTTTACCGTTGAAGATATTGAACGCGAAACCGCGATTTTCAATAAGCTCCTTTCCGATCGGAAAGCGTATGCTGAACAGCGGAAACGCATGATGGAAGAGTATGTCATTGACCCAGAAGATTTGGATAACTAAGGAGGATGGAACATCATGGCTAAGAAAAAAGAACCAAAGATAGACAAGTCAACGATTAACAAAGCAGTTGATTATGGAGTTCTGCACACCAATGCGCAGCTCTTCCATAAATTGATGGATCAGGTCAATAAAGACCATGTAGCAACGATTAATGTGGCAACTGCGGCAGAGGAATTTGCTTGTATTTATGGAGCAAATAAAAACCTCTATCGAATCTTGCCAAGTTTACAGGACGGATTACGACCAGGTAAAAGACGTATGTTATACGCTTTTTGGGAGTTGAATAAACGTCCTCAAAATACGAAACCGGATACTCTAGCGAAGTTAAAGCAGAATAAAAATAAACTCAGTCGTGTGGTAGGTGATACCATCGGTAAATACCATCCACATGGAGATACTTCTGTGGCCGAGACGATTTGCGGAGAAGGTCAGGTATTTCGTAACAACATTTGTACTGTGGGTGCTCAAGGTGCCTATGGTAACATCAACGGCGAACAACACGCTGCTGATCGTTACTTGGAAGCATATCTTCCAGAATATACGATCGATTGCTTCTTTGATGATTTCGATAGTTATTGTGTCCCTATGCGAGAGTCATACGACGGCAAAGGCATGGAACCGGAATACTTACCAGCAAAATATCCCCATGTCTTATTCAATCCACAATTCAGTGGTATTGGAATCGGACTGGCATCGAATATTCCTCCATTTAATATCCAGGAGGTCTTAGAAGCAACGATCAAATTGATTAAGAATCCCGATGCAAAAATTATGCTGATTCCAGACTTCACGTTTGGAGTAGACATAGTAGATACTGGACAGTTTAAGGAAATTAATAAGAACGGGAAAGGATCTTTGACCGTTCAAGGGCGTTATATTGTAGACGCCGTACACAATACGATCGAGGTTGTGTCTCTTCCTTTAAACGTCTATTCCAAGAATTGGATCAAAAATCTTGCCATGCATTGCAAGAAAGGCGGAGAGATGGAAGGAAAAATTATCGACATTGCGAACCATACATCGGAAACCCAGGTCGATATTATCCTCACTTTAAATCCAGAAACGAACACAGATGATGTCGTAAAATGGTTGACTACCAAATCTGGAATGCGTTACCCACACGCGGTAAGCATTCATGTGGTAGATAATTATGTCCCCTATGTCTTAGGGGTCAAATCCCTCTTAAAAGAGTGGATCTCTTTCCGTAAAGATTGTCTTCGTTCGATGTACAATTTTAAATTGGTCCGAATGATGGAAAAAGAACATGAGACAGACGTTCTCATTATGTTATGCTCGAGCAAAGAGAATGCAGAAGAAGCAATGAGGATTGCACGGACTTCTATTAATAAGGAAGATACCATCAAGGCTCTTATGAAGCGGTATGATATTACATCCTTACAGGCAGATACTATTGCAAATATGCGATTGTCTCAGTTTAATAAGGATAAGACCGCAGAGTATAAAGAAATTAAAAAAGAATGCAAGAAGCAGATCAAAGAGATTACCGAGATTCTCACAAATGATGAGAAACTAGATGATGTCATTATTGATCAGTTAGAGGAAGGCATTCGAAAATATGGAACACCGAGAAAATCCCGAGTCATCCGTTTGGATGAAGAATTAGACATCCCAGATACCTTACATCTGGTAGGAATTTCCAAATCCGGATTTATTAAGAAAATCAAGTATAAAGCCGGAATGCCGATCGGGGTAGTTGGAAAGGATAATCGGAACGTTATGATCTTCAAAGCTGGAAATCGCGATTCCATCTATGTGATCTCATCCGATGGTATTATTTCTCAGATTCCATTGTCTTCCATCCCAGACATGAAAGTGGATGACATCGGAGTAGAAATCAAACGCTACTTTGGTGGTAGTGGTGAAATCATTACTACGTTAAAAGCACCGTCTAAAAAAGAAGCCATGACGATGGCGGAAATGGAACTTATGACGGTGACGAAGAATGGTTATGCAAAACGTCTGAAATTATCGGATCTGAAGTTAAAAGACGGAAAAGAACAACGAATCATCAACCTGAATGAAGGGGATGAATTAGCGAAAGTGATTGTCATCCCAAACAACACGTTAGATCTTGTCGTTTGCACGAATCTTGGAAATGGTCTTCGATTACCAATAGATTCTATTAAACCAGCTTCTAAGACGGCAAAAGGACAACGAATCATCAATATGGCAACGGAAGAA